GAGATGTTCTTTCAGGCGATGCGCCTTCGCCGTTCAACAGTTGAAGCAGAAGGTCAGCAATAAAGCGGTCTTCCGCGACTCGTCCGTTCTTACTTTGTTCCAACGCCACACGCTCCCCTAGCCGCCACGGGCTTGTCCTGCAAGCCGCGACTCCCCACCCGAGCGATTACCAAAGTCCGGCTCGAAAGGTTACGGTTTCCTGAACGGTCTGTAATCTGATTTTCGTAACACCGGGGTTGACGCCTTCCGAATTTCGGAATAGATGGAAGGCATGGCACAGCAATTCACGCCCTCACCTTGGACGGCCTGGCACAAGGGCCGATTCATCGAGGTCACGGCTGGCGAAGGGCATAGCCGCCCGGTCGTCAAATGGGTTGGCTTCGCCAAGTCAGATCGCCCGCTCGCGGAACAGATTGCCAACGCCTTCCTGATCGCCGCGGCGCCCGATCTCTACGCTTTCACCGCAATGGTCGCCGAGCGCGACAACGACGCTGACGCCCGCAAGCTGCTTGCGAAGGCGACGAAGGAGGCTGCATGAACGACAACGTATTCCAGCTGGCCGCTGCTCGGCCTCGGGAGCGAGCGTTTCCCCAACCCGCTCCCGACAAGCTCACCATCGTGGAGCTGCGCGGGAAGATCGGGCCTGACCGTCCGGACTTGTTCGAGAGCCGCAACGAGGAGCTGATCTACCGCGACGCCGAGCGCCGCTCGAAGATGGAGCGCCCGTCGTTCGGCGAGCGGCTGGTGCTGTGGATGCGCCTCAACGGCGATCTGTGCCTGAGCTATCTCATCGCGTTCGTCGCCGGGAGCCTGTTCACCTGCGCCGCCGCTGCGGTGCTGCGCTGGACGGTGCTGTCGTGAGCGCGCCGTCGTTCACGCCGGGGCCGTGGAAACAGGACGGCTTGGTGGTTGTCAGGGCGCAAGACGATGATCCCTTGGCCGAGGTGTTCGGTCATGGCGATTACGAAGACCCTGCGAACGCACAAGCCAATGCCCGCCTGATCGCTGCGGCGCCGGAGCTTTACGCCCTGCTCGCCGATGTAGCGGAGCATTATCGGATGCTCTCAAGGTTTACCGAAAGCGAGCACATCTACGAAGTTGAAAAGACCACCGGAAAACGCGTTCGGAAGGGCTGGCGCGAGGTGTTCGGAGCGGAGTGCGAAGCCGGTCAGGCTAAGGTGGAAACCATCCTCGCCAAAGCAAGGGGCGACCAATGACCGCCCTCCCCCAATGGGCGAACACCCGCATTGGCCGCGCGTGCATCGCCGAAATCATCGCTAACCCGCCCGAAAGCAGGCTCGTGCGCGACGATTGGGGAACGCGGGACCAGCCGGAATTTCGAGCATGGAAGCGGCCCGACGTCGCGACCCTGAAGCGCCTCCATCGCGAGTGGAAAGAGCGCGAGCTGGCGCGGCTCGACCAGCGCTTCGAGCGCACCGGCCATTGGGACCAGGACGCGGCGAACACGATCTTCCGCATGGAGGATGCTGACGCGCTGATCGGGCAGGTGCTCGCAGAGGCGCAGGCGAGGAGTGAAGCGGCGTGATGGAGCCCGAAGCAGCTGAAATGTTCGAGCAGGCCCGCAAGGAGTGGGGCGCGCTCGGCAGGCCCGTTCCTCCGCATACGATGGAGCAGATCATCGGCCTGTCGCAAGCGGCCAGCCTGAAGCGCATTGCTGACGCGCTGTGGGGCACTGCCGACACCGCGGGCATCATTGAGCTTCTGAATGGCGTCGAGGCGGCGTCGCGGAGGGCGGCATGAACGTCGTCCCGCATCCCGCGATCCGGCCGCGGAGCCTCGCGAACGTCCTGCTCGACCTCAAGGAAGCGCGGCGCGTTTGGGAGCAGGCGCTTGCCGATGCTGAGCGCGACGAGCCGGACGCCGACGACCGCATGAGCGAGGCCGACACGCGCATCGAAGACCTGCGGGAAGAATTCGGCCAGCGGTTCGTGGAGGCGACCGGGCTGACGTGGCGGCAGATCGAAGATGCGGTCGCGGAGGCGGTGCTCTAATGCGCTGGCCGGATTGGAAAGATCGCTTTTGGTCTAAGGTGGGTAAGCGCGGCCCAGATGAATGCTGGCCGTGGGTTGGTCGCCAAATGACGAGCGGCTACGGAACGCTCTACGCTGAAGGTCGCCACCAAGGCGCGCACCGCCTCGCGTGGGAACTTGCCAACGGGCGAGCAATTCCGGCCGGGCTGTTTATCTGTCACCGTTGCGACAATCCTCTGTGCGTGAACCCAGATCACCTCTTCTTGGGCACGCACACCGACAACATGCGGGATATGATCGCGAAGGGGCGAGCCAGAGGCTGGGACATAACGCATTGTCCGCGCGGGCACGCTTACGATGAAGCGAATACGCATTGGTATCGCGGCCACCGCTTCTGCCGCGCCTGCAACCGCGCCGCCGCCCTCCGGCTTAAACGCAGAAAGGCAGCGGCATGAACGCGCCCCCTCGCGGCCTTCAGATCCACTGTGAATACGACCAGGGCTCGCAGCGCTGGCTCGAGGCACGATGCGGCTTGCTCACGGCATCCGAGTTCGACCGGATCATCACGCCCACGCTGAAGGTCGCCGACAATCCCAAGAGCCGCGCGCACCTATGGGAATTGGCGGCGCAGCGCATCACCGGCTACGTCGAGCCGGCCTACATCAGCGACGCGATGCTCCGCGGCCAAGAGGATGAGATCAGGGCGCGCGAGGCTTATTCGAAGCACTATGCGCCAGTCGAGACGTGCGGGTTCGTGACCAACAGCAAGTGGGGCTTCACGCTCGGCTGCTCGCCTGACGGGCTGGTCGGCGACGACGGGCTGATCGAATGCAAGTCGCGCGGCCAGAAGTTCCAGGTGCAGACGATTTGCGAGCACTTCGAGAACGGCGCGACGCCTGACGATTTTATGATCCAGGTGCAGGGCCAGATGCTCGTGACCGAGCGCAAGTGGTGCGACCTGATCTCCTACAGCGGCGGGCTCCCGATGATCGTCATGCGCGTGCTGCCCGATGAGGCGGTGCAGCAGGCCATCGTCGACGCCGCGGCCAAGTTCGAGGCGCGGATCAATGAGGTCGTGGCGACGTGGATGCTCGCGACTGCCAGCGATCTGCGGCTCACCCCAACCGAACGGATCGTGGAAGAGGAGATGGTCATATGATCGACATGAGCAGCTTCATCGAGGCCAAGAGCGATCAGCTCAACGCCGACGATCTGATGGACGGGCCGCGCACCATCACGATCACGAAGGTGACGGCGCAACCGGACGCAGCGGAGCAGCCGGTGAGCATCCACTATTCCGGCGGCGAGGGGCGTCCGTGGAAGCCCTGCAAGACCATGCGCCGCATTCTCGTCGGCGTGTGGGGCAAGGATGCGAGCCAATACGTCGGGCGCTCGCTCACGCTCTATCGCGATCCCACCGTTGCATTCGGCGGGCTCCAGGTCGGCGGCATCCGCATCAGTCACATGAGCGACATAGCCGAGGACAAGACGGTCGCGCTGCTGGTCACGCGCGGGCGGAAGGCGCCGTTCAAGATCAAGCCGCTGAAGGGTGCTCCACAGCGCTCGCAGCCGGACTTCACCGTACAGCTTGCCGAGCTGAAGGCGCTCGCCACGCCCGGCAACATGGATGCCTTGGGGGCGAAATGGCAGGAGATCGGCGCGGATGCGAGAAAGGCGCTCGCGGCCGAACTGCCCGCCCTCAAGGCTGCTTGCGAAGTGCCGACCGAGGACGTTCCGTTCAGCGCCGGCCCTGACGAAGAGCCTGACACGAACACGAACGACGCCTTCGCGTTGGCCCTGAAGAAGATCGCCGCTGCCGTCAGTGAGCGCGAGGTCGATGCGATCGACAAGGACACGGAGCTCGACCGCAACTTCATGTCGCCGGAGCAGATTGCGCGGTTGGACGAGGCGCTCGCCGGCAAACGGTCGGACCTGCGCACGAAAGAGGCGGCGGAATAATGACCCGCCCGAACCTCAAGGTCGTGCCGGCCGATGAGCCCAAGGACATCACCCTTTTGCTCCGCGCCGAGATCGCCGCTCGCGATTGGGCCGCCGTGCATGTGAGCGGCGACAAGAACCCGCCGCTTCCGTGGATGGAGAGGGTGCGGAGGACTTGGCGGGGATGAAGCCGCTTGCCATAGACCTGTGCTGCGGCCTCGGAGGCTGGACGGACGGACTGCTAGCCGAAGGTTGGCAGGTGCGCGGCTATGACATCGAAGCGCACGAATATGGCGAAGAGCGCTATCCGGCCGAGCTTGTCATTCGGAACGTGCTGGAGATGCACGGCTCGGAGATTGCCGACGCCGAGCTGATCGTCGCGTCGCCGCCCTGCACCGAATATTCCTACATGGCGATGCCGTGGAGCCGCGCGAAGCAAATTGCGCGGGCGTTGCGGGGAGAGGATGAGTTTCCGGAGCCTTACCGCGGATCGCGCACGATTGCCGAGCTGAACGCGCTCTTTGACGCCTGCTTCCGGTTGCAGCGGGAGGCCAGTGAGGCAGCTGGGCGGCATATCCCGATGGTGGTCGAGAACGTGAAAGGTGCTCAGCCTTGGGTTGGCCGGGCGAAATGGAACTTCGGATCGTTCTACCTGTGGGGCGATCTTCCGGCACTTATGCCCGCCACCGTTGCCGCGCAAAAGTTCAATCCGGACGGCAGCAATCACGGGCAAGGCTCTTGGTTCGCCGTCGCCGACAGCAAGAACCGAGGCACGAAGAACACTGGCTCGTGGTTCGCGATCGGATCGCCGGGGCAGAAGAACGTCGGCAACAATCCTGATGGGCGCAAAAACCCCGGCTTCAGGTTCGACGGCTCCGGTCGCTCATTCCAGAGCGAGAGCGTAAGTCGGCACGCCGCTGACAGCTTCGGATGGTCGAAGGACAGCAACCTTCGGAACTGCAACAGTAAGTCGCCGCGTCGCAAGCAGGCGTCGGCCCAAATCGCGAAAATCCCCTTCGCGCTGAGCTCGCACATCGCGCGGGTCTATCGGCCCAAGGCGGAAGCAGCATGACCGAGCCGCTCCTTCTGACCGAGGAGCAGGCGGCCGAACGGCTGCTGCTGACGGCGCGGGGGCGGCGGTGACGAAGCCTGTGCGCCTCACAGCTGCGGACCTAGCCCGAGCCAAGGCGGCTGCGGAAAAGGCTGGTCTATGCCTGAAGGGCTTCGAGATGCGGCCGGATGGAACGATCCGCCTTGAGTTCGGCGAATGGGAATCGGCGACTAGCGACTGGCGGGCTGGATCTCCGCTATACAGCAGCCAATGAGCGCCAAGCTCCCCTATCTGCGCAGGAAGGTCGCGAAGGGCCGCGACTATTACTATTTCGACGCGGGCACCGATGAGAACGGCCGGCGCGTGCTTACGCCGCTGCCCCATATTCGCGACAAGCGCTTCGGCGACTGCTATGCGAGGGCCAAGGCTGAACGTACCAGGCACAAGGGCAGTCAGGGGTCGCTCACGCTCGACGGGCTGATCCGGTCCTATGAGAAATCGCCAGAGTTCCGCGGCCATTCGCAGGCGACGCAGGACAGCTATTCGCGCTACCTCGAAGTCGCCAACCGCCAGTTCCGCACCAAGGCGGGCTTCTCCGTCGCCGTGAAGCAGATCGAACGGAAGGACGTTCTGGCCCTGCGGGATGCGCTGGCCGATACGCCCGGAGCCGCCAATCAGACGATGCGCGCGCTCGGCGCGATGTTCGCTTGGGCCGTCGACAATGACAAGATCGCGGACAACCCCGCCAAGCGGGTGAAGCGCTTCGCCAGCAAGCCGCACAAGGAATGGCCCGAGAAGCTGCTCGAGGAAGCGCTCGCCGATCCGCAAGTCGGGATGGCGGTGGCGCTGTTCTTCTTCACCGGCCAGCGCATCAACGAAGTCGCGAAGATGGGGCCGCACCATCTGCACGGCGATTACATGGACGTCTATCAGCAGAAGAAGAAGAACTGGCTGCGCGTGGCGATCCTGCCCGAGCTCGCGGACATGCTCGCTAAGCATAAGTTCGGCGAGCTGACGATTCTGACCAACGCGAACGGCCGCCCCTGGACGACAGGCGGGCTCCGGGCGAAGCTCCAGACATGGGCCAAGGCGCGCGGGCACAAGGTCGTGCCGCATGGGCTGCGGAAGAACGCGGTGAACGCGCTGTTCGAAGCAGGCTGCACCGCGGCAGAGGTTTCGGGCATCACGGATCAGTCGATCGCGATGCTGGAGCACTACGCCAAGGGCCGCAACAAGCTGAGGCTCGGAAGGGCCGCTGTGGTGAAGCTGGAAGCGGCGAGAAAGGCCCGGCAGGGAGGCCAGCAATGAGTGCAGCGACAGACTTGCCGCCTTTCGTCCATCGCAAGAAGGCGAAGGGCAAGACCTACTACTATTTCGCGATAGATGGCGAGGATCGTTACAAGTACGTGCGCCTGCCAGACAGGACGGACCCGACCTTCGACCAAAGAGTGGCGGAACTATACCAGCGCAGGAGGGCACCAGAAACCGCCCGTCGCCGCATCCCTGGCGAGCGCAAGGTCTATTTCATCGGGTGCGACACTGGACCGATCAAGATCGGCGTTTCGAAGAACCCCGAGAAGCGCTGCAGGGATATGACCATCGGGGCTCCAGATGAATACCGCGTACTCGCAACCGTGATCGGCGGACACGAGCTTGAGCGGGCCTATCACGAGCGCTTCGAATTCGCTCATTTGCGCGGCGAATGGTTTGAGCGGCGTCCCGAGATTGAAGCTGAAATCGAGAGGCTGAACAAACAGTGAAACTGCACAGCGGAACAAAAGGGAAAAGTGACAACAACTGCGGAAACCGCGCGATTTCCCCTCTTGCTGCACTTACCAAAGCGTTAGCGATGAACATTAGTTTTCCGCCAAATTCGCCAAATCGAGTGCGAAAACCGAGGGGTTTTGCACGGTGACGGCCCAGCTGAATGTGAAAACCGCCAAGCGGGTTTTAGCGTGGTTCAGCAGCGGTGCCGCCAGCGCGGTCATGTGCAAGCTCGAACTCGACACGCCGGGGCTGGAGATCGTCAACTGCGACCTTGGCTCATCGGAGGACGAGGACAACCACCGCTTTCTTCTGGACTGCGAAAAGTGGTTTGGCCGACCGATCACCCGCATCCGGTCGGCTGACTTCGCCAACATCGATGAGGTGTTTGAGAAGCGCAAATACCTATCCGGCATCGCGGGAGCGCCCTGCACCGCAGAGATGAAGGTCGTTCCCCGGATGAACTATGAGTATCCGTGGGACGCACACCTATTCGGCTACACCACTGACCAGCGCGACGTTGAGCGGGCGAAGAACTTACAGGAACGCTATTCGGAATGGGAAATCCGCTTCCCCCTGATTGAGCGCGGGCTGACCAAGGCGGCCTGCTTTGCGCTGCTGGAGGATGCGGGGATCAAGCGCCCGCGCATCTATGACATGGGCTATCCGAACGGAAACTGTCCTGGATGCGTCAAGGCTACGTCACCGGACTATTGGGCACTGGTGAGGCTGCGGCATCCAGAAGTGTTCGCCCGCCGTGCAGATCAGTCCAGGCGCTTCGGAGCGCGTTTGGCGCGGCTCAACGGCGAGCGCGTGTTCATCGATGAGATACCGGAGGATTGGCCGATCCTGGACCCGCAGGTGTCCGCCTGTGACTTCCTCTGCGCGATTGCGAAACAGGACATGGGAGAGGCAGCATGAGCGACGAGAGAGACAACTTCTACTGGAGGCTGCATCGTCTGCACCAAGAGGCAGTCCAGCGGGGCAACTTTCCGTGCCCGGAACAAGCCGCTTGGTGCCTAATCGCTGACAGGCTTCGTCAGGCGATTTCAGAACTTACCAGCGACATGGGATGAGCCGCATGACCGCGCCCAAAGGAGGTCGTCATGGATAGACGAGAGGATACGATACAGGGATTGGACGATTGCTGTCCGCCGCACTGCTGCTGTTGCGACCATTACGAGCCCTGTTGCGATTGTGGTCAGATAATGCCGGGGCGCGCCTGTATCGGCGAGAAATGCTGGTGTGGAGCGCCTGCTGCGAAGAAGGTCGGGGAGGAGATTCTGTTCGATGATCCGAACCCCAACCGGCACAACCTGACGAGCTATGTCTGCGCTGCACACTATGCGCAGCTGATGGGTCCACTCGGAGCAAAGCAAATCGGCTTCGATCCACCCAACACCAGTATCGGAGAACGGGATGACGACCACCACTCATTGTGACGATTACATTGACGACCCGTCGCAGCCGGAATGCCTTCGTGCGTTTCTTGGCCACGTCCGTTCGCCAGCCCACGGATCGCTCAGGCCAGAACCAAGGCCGAGCCTCTTTGCTGACTATCAAGGCAAGCGCGTGCGCGTCGTCATGGCGTCTAGGTTCGGCGATGTTGGCATAACGAGCAATCTCGCCGCCGAGCGCGGATATGAGCAGCGCGTGGATGTTTCTGACCTGTCGAACTTCGCGGAGACGCCAAGCGGCCACGCTCGCGATTGCGAATGGCACTGCGAGCAATATCCGTGGGAATGCACCTGCGGGCTTATCGCGGTGCCCGAAGGGCAGACGCCCACCAAGGGGTTCCCTCATGGATAGACAATCTCAATCGGTGGACGCAAATGTTCCCGACAAGGCGCTGTTTCGCGTCGGCGCTTACAGCGACGGTAGCGGCCCGGTTGTCACGGTCGCCTATGACACGTCCAGCCAATACACGCCGACTTTTGTGTGGGTCTATGGCGGCGATGACAATGCAGAGCGGTGGATTGCCTTCGACTGGCAGCACGCGGACGCGATAGCCGACGCGATCAAAACTGCCGCTGACGCCCTCCGCACCCGCGCATCCCATCAACAGGAGAGAGATCGTGACTGAGACGGAGCCGCTTAAATTACATCGGTTTGGGCCGGGGCATCCGAAGTTTGAACGCGCGATGGCCGTCATGGGAAAGATGCTCGCGGCTGCGGCGTGGGATCAGAAAGAGGACGACTTGGATCCGTCCGAACATACGCAAGTCACCATGACGGCAGCTGGGTTTTTGGTCGGGTATCTGACCGGCGCTTGCATCGTGGCCGGCACCCTGAACGAAGGGGACAAGGCTCGTGTGGGGAAGGCCATGCTGGAGACATACCGACAGGGCATCAGGGTTGGCAGGGACACGGCGATGGCCGCCATGCCAACGGAGGGCGCGGCGTGAGCGAGCGACAGGGCCGCCTGATGGCATATACCCTCCTACTATGGCTATCGGCCTATGTCGGATTCGGTAAGGCGCAAGCAGACGCACCAGTTACGGGCTGCTGGATCGCATTGTGCGCTACGATGCTCATTCTACCAAGGTCGGCGCAACATGACGACGTGTCCTCAACCCCTAGAGACGAGAGGGAATAGCGATGGGCATCATTGCCGAGCTAGCCGCGCGGATCGCCCGTGGGGAGCTGGAGAGCCAAGCCGCTCAGACGTGTCGCCATGAACGGGTATCGAGTTGTGGCGGCGGATTGAGCGGATTTTGCTTCGACTGCGGCGAGGACACGATGGCGCTCGAAGTTGAAGAATACCTTCGCACACGTCGGGGAGACAATAGCAATGGATGAGGCGACCCAGCGCGCGACCGAAATTCTGGCGCGTCATTGCGAATACATGGGCTATCCGGAGAGCGGGCAGCACATGATAAAAACGCACAACGCGCTTGAAGCTGTGAAGGAAGCACTGAACGCCCGCCCCGAGGATAAGGTTGAGGCGCTACGACGGATTGCTGAGCGCGTGATCGAGTTGGAAGCGCCTGCGGAACACCTGCCAGAGCCAATGAGCAGCACGTTGCTCACGCTCGCAGATGACGCCCGCGCAGCAATGGGACACACCCCACCATCAGGAGAGGATGGGGACGCTCTACAGGGTATCGGGGGGAGAGATGCCGAAGAAGCCGCGCATTCCAGATCATCCTGAATCGGTCACGCGCTGCGCCGACTGTGGCAAGCCGACCAACGGCAAGGGCTGGTACGGGCCGGAGTGCCAGTGCGGGCGGGCGGAAGGTAGCGCGCTCCAGGGTGCGCCTTCGGTCGGAACGCGAGCGCCGCGCTAGGGCGTCAGATACTTGCGCACATCGGCGGCCATGTATCCGACCTCGGCGACGACCGCGCGCAGCCGCTCTTCGCTGACGCCAAGCGCCCTGGTCCAATAGCGGACCTCGTGCGGCTCCTCGAGCGCGATGCGCTTGCCGTCTTCGGAGCCGGGGTTGTGGAGGTCGTCCATCACGGATGCGCCGGTACATCGACGAGGCGGTTTGGATTGGTCCAGCTCGGGGTCAGCACGCCGTTGATGAGATACCGCGGCTGATCGGCCCCCTTGAGCGCATAGCCGTTGCCGAGCAGGCCGGACGAGCAGTTGAGCTTCTTGTCGATGCAATTGTCCTGCCACATGCCCATGATCGTATCGTCCCAGGCTCCGAACCAGTCCGCGTGGTACGTCGAGCCGGCGGGTTCGTTGGGAGCGGCCTCGTCGGACGAGAAGTGCCACTTCGACGTGTCTTCTCCCGCAACCACGAGATAATTGGCGCCCAAGAGGAAGCCGGGAATGATGTAGGGATGCGTCGACGGGCAGCGGGGATAGCCGTTGTGGCTGTCCTCCATGTAGCTCATGTGCGACCGGTGATCCGGGGTGTCGAGATGAACGCCGTCCCAGCACATCGGCGCGTCGATCACCGCATCGATATGATGCCCGGCCGAGCACACGCCCAAAGCCTCCTGGAGCGTCTTGAACGAGCCCGTGTCATTGTCGCAGAGGAAATAGGGGTTGCCGGTCTTCGGCGCCGATAGGTTCATCATGTCGCGACCGAAGATGAAGCGAAGACCCCGAGGCAGATTGGTGCACGTCCCCCTGAGGCCGCTGGTGCATTCGCTCGAGGTCTTCGGATAGCGCTTGTAGTAGATGGTGACGTAATCAGGCTGGACGACATGGCCCTTGCCGTCGAGCATCGCGGGGATCCAGTAACCGGACCTGTTTCCGGCATTCGAAGCCGGGTCGCCGCAGGTCGTCGCTCCGCTGGCTCGCAAGCTGGCGTAAGTCGAGTTCGCATCCGCATCCTCGTTCCCGTAGAACTGGTGCAGATGCGAGGTTCCGGGCTCACCGGGGTGCATGACCGGATCGTCGTAGAGCAGCTGGCCCGCGCCGCAGATGAAGCGGAAGGCCCCGAGCGTGTCGTTGGTATTGGGCGGCGGCATGGCCGACGCGGTGATCGCGGTTGACGGGTCGAACCCGGACGAAACCGCATCGAGGCCAGCGAGCGTCGGCGTCGTGGTCGGATCGGTCGTCGGCGGGGTCTGGTCCGGTGTCGGGCAAGTGTCGGTCGACGGGATGACCGTGCCGTCCTGGCAGGTCTGCGTCGTCGGCGCCGCCTCGACGTTCCTGACCGTGATGCTGCCGTTGCTGCCGAGCTGGCCTCCGGTGATCCCGGTGAGGATCACATTGAACGACACGTCGCTGTGATAAACACCGTCGTCGATCACGGGGATGGATGCGGTGAGGTCACTCTCGCCGGCGGCGAACGTCCTGCCCCCCGAAGAGGCGGTGAAATTCACATCGTGGACAGCGGTCCCGTCCTGCGTCGACCAGGTGAAGCTGGTGCTTCCCGTGAGATCGCCCGCGCGGGTGATGTGGAACGTGACCGAACCGGCATTTTCGTTCACCGCCGTTGACGTGACCGAGATCGTGGGCAGCGGCGTTGCCGACGCATCGGTGATGGTGACGGTCGCCGGGCTTCTCCCGATCGTGGCATTGCGGACCGACTTGATCGAGACGGTGAACTTCTCGTCGACTTCGAGGAGCGTGTCGCGCAAGATCGGAACGGAGACGGTAGCCGTGACGGTGTCGTTGCCGAGCGTTAGCGCCTGATTGATCGCCGTGTAATCCGAGCCGGCGCGTGCCGTGCCGTCGGTGGTGACGACGGAAATCTTCGAATAGCTCTTCGCGCGGTCCTTGGTGATGGTGAGGACGCAGTTGCCGACGGTCTCGGAGCAGGTCACGTCGGCAATGGAGACGGTCGGCGCGCTGGAGGATTTCACCCTGGCGGCATTGACCTGGACGCTCGCGCATCCGGCAAGCAGGGTCGTGGTGAGCAGCAAGGCGCGATTCATCAGCGGGGTTCCTTGATTGGGACGGGGCACGTCACGTCGGCGCCGCGGTCCTTGTGCCAGCGGCACACGCGGGCCAGCGCATCGCGGCACGCCTGCCCGGCTTCACGGACGGACTTGTCGAACTGGAGCCCGGAGGCGTCGGCGGCGAGCAGGGCGATGATGTCCGGCTCGTCCGGACAGGTCAGGTCAGCAATCGACGGGTGGCTGGCCGGCGCGGCGGGCGGCTTGTT